AGAAGGCCAACGACGCCAAGGTGAACACCGACTACAGCCAGAACGCCCTGGTCTACGACGGCCTGCTCAGCCAGATCATGCCCGCCGGCTCGCTGACCACCTACGACTCCACCCTCGCCTCCGCCACCATCTACACCTCCGCCACGGCCAACGCCCTGGTAGGCCAGATGGCGACCGGTGTGGCTGGCACGGGCACCGCGCTCACCTCGGACAACTCCGGCGGCGTGGTCGAGATCGACCAGATGCTCCAGAACTTCTGGAACCTCTACCGCCTGAGCCCCAGCAAGATCCTGGTGAACGCTCAGGAAGCCAAGAACATCAACAAGAAAGTGATGGCGGCCTCCACCGGCTCCCTGTTCCGCTTCAACACGGACTGGGCTGGCAGCGGCGACCAGGCGGGTATCGGTGGCACTGGCACCCGGGCCTACTACAACAAGTTCACGGGCCAGATGCTCCAGATAATGATCCACCCGTTCATCCCCGCGGGCACGATCGTCTTCTGGTCGGATTCGATTCCCTACCCGCTCAGCGGCGTGGGCAACACGATCCAGATCAAGATCCGGCGCGACTACTACCAGCTCGAGTGGCCCGTGACCAAGCGGCGCTACGAGTACGGCGTCTACCTCGACGCGGTGCTCCAGAACTACGTGCCCATCGCCTTCGGCGTGCTCCGCAACATCGCCAACGGCTAGGCCTGACCCGGCAGGGGGGCTCCGGCTCCCCTGCCACTTCTTCGGAGTCGCGATGCCCACCATTCCGGACCCGCGCACTCCTCCCGCCCCACCGCTCCACATTCCCACCGGAGAACCCATGGCAGTCACGATGAAAGCGCCCGAAGGCTGTGGCGGCCTGTGCATCGAGGGCCGGCAGTACACCCCCAGCAAGAAGGGCCTGGCCAAGGTCCCCGACGACTCCGTCCGCCTCCTGCTCGACTGGGGCTGGGTCGTCGCCCCGCCCGAGGACTCGGACGATCCCGAAGCCGCTGCCGCCTACCTGGCCGCCAGCACGCTCCAGGACCAGGTCGTCGAGGGCAAGGCTGAGATCGCCGCACTGAACCAGGAAGAGGCCGAGCGCACTGCCACTCTCGAGGCCATCAACGCGCAGATGTTCGGGAAGTAATCCATGGCCGCGTCCGATCTGGTCTCCTTGGCAGAGGTTAAGTCGTGGTTGAACATCACCACGACCAATGATGATGCCATGCTGAGCACGCTGATCACCCAGATCAGCGGCTGGGCCGACGGTTACGCCAACCGGACCCTCTACACGAACACCTACACTCTCGTCTGTGATGGCCGGGGCGAGACTCGCAAGATCGTCCCCAACTGGCCGATCACGGCGGTTGCCTCCGTGATGATCGATGGCGTCTCCATCCCCGCCAGCCCGGATGGCATCAAGCCCGGCTTCGTCTTCGACACCACCCTGCCGCGCATCACGCTCATCGGCTACCTCTTCGGCGTGGGCCAGTCCAACGTGGTCATCAACTACACCGCGGGCTACTCGATCTTCCCCAACCAACTGATTCTCGCAGCCAAGCAGCTGGTCGGCGCCCGCTACCGCTCGCGCTCCTGGCAGGGGAAGACCAGCGCCAACGGCCCCGCCGGCCAGAGCGCTAACTACTACATCACCGACGAGGCCACGCCCGAGGTGCTCCGGATCCTCGACTCCTTCCGCCGGGTGACGCCATGGTGACCGCTGAGTTCATTGGCGTGGAGAAGGTGCTGTCGCTCATGGAGTCCATGCGGCCAGGTGTGTCTGCCGGGATCAAGGCCGAGATGCTTCGCCAGACCATCACGCTCCAGAACAAGGTGAAGAGCAGCTATCTCAGTGGGAATCCGCTCAATGTGCGCACGGGGCGCCTGAAGAACTCCATCACCCAGAAGGTCACGGAGTCCGATGGCCACTTCGAGGGCATCGTCGGGACCAACGTCAAATACGGCCGGTACTGGGAGAAGGGCTTCGACCGCAAGGTTGGTGCCGGTGCTCGCGGTGGGCCCAGGACCATCACCTCCGCCCTGGCCCTGGCGAAGTATTTCATGCTCCACCAACCAGGCACAAAGCACTACGCCGCGCGGCCCTTCCTGGTCCCCGCTCTCAATGAGCTTTCGCCCTCCATCCGCGCAGCGCTCATCGCCGCAGTGCAGAAGGCGGTGAAGAAATGAGCTACCGGGAGACCATCGCCAGCACTCTGCTCACCACCCTGGCCACGGCTGCGGGTGTCTCTGCCTCCAGCCGTCACTTCACGGCCTTTGACGAGGTGGCGGCTGGGGACTACCCCTATCTGATTCTCATGCAGGACCGGGAAATCATCGACCCGACCATGCAGCAGGGAGGGAGCCCCGCCGCTGAGCACCGGATGCAGTTTAAGGTGATGCTCTACGCCATCGGCGATGGCACTGAGAACACCGTCCCGGCCACGCAGCTGAACAACATGCTGGATGCCATTGAGGACGCGCTGCGCCCCAGGGGCCTCCAGAGCCGCTACCAGACGCTCGGACTGAGCTATGTGATGTGGACCGTCATCAACGGCCCCATCGAATACGACGGCGGAGCCTACGGGAACTTCGGCATCGCCGTGATCCCCATTGAAGTCGCCTATTCCTAAGGAGGTCTCCATGCCTGACGAACCCGAAGCCCCCACAGAGCCCCAGGACGCCCCCGTGGCGACCCCTGAGCCAGCCGCCGCCCCTTCGCCCCAGCCCGAAGCCCCTGCGCCCGTGCTGCCCCAGTGGGAGCGCGAGATCGAGGTCTTCTGGGCCAACGTCTTCGCCAACGTCTCCAGCAAGGTCGAGACCCCCATCCACAACTACCTGCTCACCGAAACGGAGGCGCTGAAGGCTCGCCTGAAGTCGCTCTTCTAGTCACCAACCCTCCTTTGGCCGCTTTGAAACGGCCCCCACGGAGCCCGCCATGTCCCAACCGCTCTTCGGAACGGGTCTGCTGACCCTCACTCCCAACCTCACTGCCCCCGTCACCCCCACCGTCGTCGCCGTCCTTCAGGACATCAGCCTCGACGCCTCCTACAAGGTGGTCGACCTCATCGGCAACCTCCAGTTCGCCGTGGACAAGGCCAAGGCCGAGGCCAAGCTCTCCGGCAAGTTCAAGACCGGCTACTTCGCCGGTGGCCTCATCCAGGCCATCCTGGCGGGCTCCACCAGCGCCGTCGGGTCCGTCCAGCCGATCATGTCGGAGCAGTTCACCCTGTCCGGGGCGACCTACACCACCTCCAAGGGCGCCCTCACCACCGTGGACCTCGGCGTCTTCGACACCACGGCCAACAAGTTCCTCACCCGCGTCACCTCCGGCGCCGTCACCGGCCAGTACTCCTTCACGGAAACGACGGGCGTCTACCTCTTCGCCGCCGCTGACAACACCCACATCATCCAGGTGAGCTACGGCTACACCGCGGCCGCCGTGGGCACCACCCTGCAGTTGAACAACCAGGCCATGGGTTACAACACCACCTTCGGCCTGCGGCTCTTCAACAACTACGCCGCCGCAGCTCAGGGCGCGAACATCGCCGCCGCTGCGGGCATCTTCCTCCCCGTCGTCACAATCCCCAAGCTCTCCCTGGCCTTCAAGAACACCGGGTTCACGGAGAAGAGCGTGGACTTCGAGGCCTCTGCGAACGCGGCCGGCCAGGTCGTCACGCTCTGGACGGGCAACTGATCATGGTCGCCCTCCTTGGCAAGCCCCTCTCCCCACTCACCTACGGCCAGACCAAGGCGAACAGGAGCGTCATCGACGCGCTCACCGCCACTGGTTTGGACCTCGACGCCCGTATCGAGGCGGCCATCGCCTTCCTCAGGGTGGTCACCCCCGATGCGGACTTCGACGCCGCGACCCCGGGCGAACTCATGAAGGCCGCCACGGACCTCTACATGGCGACCTTCTACCGCCCGGAAGACGCAGCTCCAGTTCCTCAGAACCCCTGAACTGGGGCCGCCTCACAGGGCTCATCGTCACGACCACGGGGTGGACCATCCGCGAGCTGGATGCAACCCCGTGGTCGGAGGTAGCGGACCTCCTGGACTACTGGGAAGAGTGCCCCCCGCTCCACCTGATGGTCAAGGGCTACCTGGGGATCGAAAGCCCTGAAGACGATGACCACCGCGTCATGACGCCCGAAGAAATGCAGGCCTGGATCCAACAGTTGCAGGGGTAGCAATGTCTGATCAAGAAGTTGCCGTAAAGCTCAGCGCAGACGTGAAATCCCTTCTCCAGGGGATGAAAGACGCACAGGAGCACACCGAGACGGCCGTTGCGGGCATGAAGGGGGATCTGGGCTCGATGATCGAGTCCTTTGAACACTTCGGCGCCGGCGCTTTGGCCATCGGGGCCCTGGGTCTGGCTTTGGAAGGGCTCAAGGAAGGCGTCGCCACGATCAACGAGGCGGTGCATGCGACGGACGAGATGGCCCGGTCCTTCGAGACCCTGCACATGCGGACGGGCGCCAGTTACGAGGACCTGACGGTCTACAAGAACGCCATGGTGCTGACCGGCGGCTCCATGGACGATTTCTCGGGCCTCCTGACGGGCCTGGCCCGGAAGATGTCCGCGAACAGCGAAATCTACATTGCCAACGGCATCGCTGCGAATAAGAACGCGCTCGACCACCAGGACCTCATGGTGACCTTGGCCAAGTCGGTGAAGGTTATCGCTGGCATCGAGGAGCCAGGGCGCCGCGCCGAGATGGCCATCGCCCTGCTGGGTGGGCGCGCTCAAGGCATGCTGCCTCAGATCATTCGCATGAACGAAGTCATTGAGAAGGATGGTGTCGAAGGCCTGAAAAAGCTCGGCATGCAGATGGACGAGGTTGCTGAGCAGAAGATGAAGAAGCTCGAGCACACCGTCGGCACCACCAAGCTGGCCATCGAGGCGATGGACCAGAAGCTGGCCGACTCCGGCCGGGGGTGGGCCAATTGGGGCAACCAGATCCACCTGGCCTGGCTGCGCGTGCTCGACGTCGTCACCCTCGGCGATGGCGAACTGCCCGATACTCCGAAGCCCGGCGAGTCCAAAGATGGGCATGCAGGTGGCGGCGAGGGGGGTAAGGACGGCGGCGGGACCACCACGCCAGGCGGCGTTACCCCCAAGGAGTTGGAGGCCCGCAAGAAGGCCCACGAGGACCGCATCACCATCGCCCGGGCCACAGCTGCCGAAGAGTTGAAGATCGCCGCCGAGAACGTCGATGCCGTGATCGCCGTCGATAAGCACCTGGTGGCCATGGAGGTCGAGGACTTCGACGATATGATCGCCACGGCCAAGGAGGGCGCCCAGATCAAGCTAGAGGCCCAGCAGACAGCGGCTGCCAAGGAGATCAAGCTCGCCGAAGGCAACGCTGTCCTGATCGCCGGGATCAAGAACAAGTTGGCCGATGATGAGCGGAAATTCACAGCGACCATTGCGGCCCTGAACGACGAGGCTGAGAAGCACTGGAAGGAAACCGAGGACAAGAAAGCCAAGGAAGCCACTGCCGTTCAGAAGATTGTCACCACGGGGGCCCTGAATGCCTCCAAGGACGAGTTGGCTGCCCAGAAGCTCGCCCTCGAGGCCCGGGTGTCCATGGGGCAGATCACCGTCCAACAGGAGATGGCCCAGCGGAAGGCGCTGCTGGCCGCCGAAACTGCTCTGGATGTGCAGTACCTGCAGGACGAGCTGAAGCAGGCCAATCTCACGTTGACGGCCCGGGCCACCATCGAGGAAAAGATCCTCGCCCTCAAGCGGAAGACCGCCCTGGAGACGACCAAGTTGGAACAGGCCGCCGTGGCGGCGTCCAAGGCTCGCTGGGATGGGTTCTTTCAGTCGATGACCGGGGGTGCCGACAGCGCCGTCCAGGGACTCGTGAAGGGCACCATGACCTGGGGCAACGCCTTCAAGGCCGTCACCGACCAGGCGCTCACCGGCTTGATCAGCTTCTTCGTGCGCTGGGGCGAGGAGGAGGCGATCAAGTGGGCCACATCGCTGGCCATGGGCGAGACCGGCCGCGTGACGGAAGCCGAGGGCGCGGCCGCGGTCTACGCCATCAATGCCATGGCGTCCGTGGCGGCCATTCCCATGATCGGCTGGGCCATGGCCCCCGGGGTTGGCGCCGAAGCCTATGGGTCTGGTCTCGCCTTCGCTGGATTGGCTTCGGCGGCTGGCGGCTGGGAGCGCGTCCCTTCCGACCAGCTGGCGCAGATCCACAAGAACGAGATGGTGCTGCCCGCCCACATCGCTGAGCCGGTGCGCCAGATGGCTGCGCGGGGCGGTGGCGGCGGGGACGTCCACTTCCACGGGACGAGCGCCGGCGGCTTCTTCATCGCCCACCAGAGCGAGTTGATTGCCGCGCTGCGGTCGGCCAACCGGAATGGGAGGATCGGGTGACCGCCATCTTCCCATCCTCGCTGCTCTGCTTCGGCATCGGGGTGAAACGGTCCGCGGTCTGGTCCACCCTGGTGCAGACCAGCGTCAGCGGCAAGGAGACCCGGGCGGCATTCCAGAGCACGCCCCGCTGGCGCTATGAGATCCCGGTACCCTTCGCTCGGATTTCTGGCTTCAGCGTCCAGACCGTGACCAACGAGATGGCCACCCTCCAGGCGTTCTTCCAGGCCGCGCAGGGGCAACTCAACTATTTCCTCTACACCGACCCATTCAGCAACACGGCGGTCGCGCAGAACATCGGCACAGGCACGGGCGGTGCCGGACAGACCACCCAGATCGACGACATCGAAGGCTTCCCGATCTTCGACTTCAACGGCACGCCCGCGCTCTACGTGAATGGTGTGCTGAAGACCCTCACGACCGACTACACAGTCAGCGCCACGGGCCTGGTCACCTGGGTCACGAACCCCGGCAACACGCTCCCCATCACCTGGTCCGGGAGCTACTACCGTCGCTGCCGGTTCGAGACCGACGAGTGGGAGATGGAGCAGATCGTCAACCTGGTCTGGGGCAACGCCAGCCTCAAGCTCATCAGCGTGAAATAGGTGCGCGCCGCCTCTGGATCCCTCATCAGCGCCCTGAACAACGGGGCCGTGTTCCTCGTGGCGAACTGCTACACGATCAAGCTCCGGGGCGGCTCGATCTACCGCTGGACCAGCTGCGACATGAACCTCACGGTGGGCGGGAACCTGTTCACCTGCCAGGCCGACCAGTCCACCTCCCAGCCGGGCATCAAGCGGGGCACCATCCGGCACGCCCGGGGCACCGAGGTCCAGACCTGCGAGATCACCCTCACCAGTGGCCAGACCGTGCAGATGGGCGGGGTGAGCCTGCCGCTCTTCGCGCACAATGGCGGCTTTGACGGCGCCCAGGTGCTGGTGGAGTGGGTGCCGATGGGCCCGGGCGGCTGGGGGGACACGAGCCTCGGCAGCGTGGTCATCTTCCAGGGCAGTGTGGCGGCCGTCAGCCCCAGCACCACGGGCGTGGTCCTGGAGGTCAAGGACTTCAAGGAGCTCCTGGTCGCCCAGATGCCCCGCAACATCATCCAGAGCAGTTGCGCCAATGCCTTCGGGGACGCGAACTGTGGGAAGTCCCTCGCCGGGCTCACAGTGGCCGCGCCGATCACCAGCGCGCCGAGCAGCACTGGATTCACCGCATCATCCCTGGCCCAGGCCACGGGCTACTTCAACCTCGGCACGGTCACCTTCACCTCCGGCGTCTGCTCCGGCGCCACCAGGGCCGTCTCGGGCTTCACCTCCGGCGGCATCGTCACGCTGGTCACCCCGCTCCCGGCCGCGCCCTCGGTGGCGGACACCTTCACCATCACGCCCGGCTGCGACAAGCAGTGGAACACCTGCAACACGAAGTACGCGAACTCGACCCACTACCGCGGCTGCCCGTGGGTGCCTCCGCCTGAGACCACGGTGACCGGATGATCATCTCGCTGATGCAGGACGCCCAGGACCAGCTTGCCCACCTGCCCCTCGAAGAGCAGCAGGAGCGCCTGGCCGTGGTCCAGGAGGCCCTCTGCTGGCTCGGGACGCCCTACGAGCACCAGGGCCGCGTCATCGGCGCCGGGGTGGACTGCGGGCAGTTCCTGGCGGCCGTGTTCGAGGACACCAATGTCATCCCCAAGACCTCCATCGAGGACTACCCCCACGACTGGCACCAGCACCGCACCGAGGAGCGCTACCTGGAGACCGTCGAGCGGCGGGCCCACCAGGTGGACCGGGTCCCGCTGCCGGGGGACATCATCCTCTACCGCTTTGACCTGGCCATCTCCCACGGCGCCATCGTGGTGGCCTGGCCGGTCAT